AGGCCAAGATGGAAACGCTCTATGCGCTTACCAGAGAGTTACGAGCCATGCTGGCAAGAACTGATCACAAACTCAAAGTCAGGGAAATGTTCATTCATGCCTTACTCGACCCTGATGCTTTTGGCTATGCCGTAGAGAATTCTGTCAGGGAAGAAGCCTGGAAAATCCTACAAGGAGAACGCGATTGAGCAAGCTAGGAAAGACCAGAGGTGCCAGTTACGAGCGAGAGGTCTGTAATGCCCTCACAGAGCGTTTAGGCACGAAGGTGACGCGTGTACTAGGGCAAGCAAGAGATGGGGGCTCAGACATCGATCTAGGCCCGTTTATGATCGAATGCAAGCGTCGTAGGAAGATAGCGCTCTATGAATGGATGGAGCAAGCCAAGGTTTCGTCCAAAGGCGAGAAAGTACCGGTTGTGATTTGCAGGGCTGATGGCAAAGAGAGTCTAGTGATCTTTAGGCTTGACGATGCGATCACGCTCATGCAGAATGAATTGTGACTCCGCTGAGTCTGCCAGTAGGTTAAGCGCTTGAGGTAAGCGAGCAGACAACCTCATCACGTTGTCTTCCCCTGTGAGTAAGTGGATTTTGCCCCGTCCTAGCGACGGGGTTTTCTTTTCGCAGTCTTTGCGGATTCTCGAAAATTCTTGGCGGTGGGGGAGCCTTTACTACCTGGCTTCCTCATTCTCTCGCCAGAGCCTGCTGCAATGCGAGCACGTTTAGCATGAATGTTTGCGTATAAACCTGGTTTCATCTAACACCTCCAGCGTCTTCGAGCAGCCTTGCCTCTAGGGCCAGACCATGATCGTGATCGAGCACAGAAACTCTTCTTCCTGGCCTTTTCTCTTGGCGTTGAAGGGTTAGGTGCAGGCGCTTGCAGATTGGAGCCTGTAGCCCTGTTATAAGCCTTCCTGCCAGCCTCTGTCATGCCACCACCTTCGGCCACTGACTGAAAGTGCCTTCCTTTGCCACGGGTTGTCTTTGCAATCGGGTTTGCCATGCTTACCTCATCATCAATGCTTCAGCTTCTCGACGCTTAGTCAACCCTGGAAGCACTCGGCCAGCAGCCTTGTTCCACTTGCGGCACTCCACCGCTGCACCTTCCCAGTCATTGGCATCGATACGTTTCTTGAAGGTAGAGATTCTGTAGTTACCAAGGCCACAGTTATACGCCCAACTGATGACTGCGGCAATACGTCTAGGGCTTGCAGAAAGAAGCCTCGGTGAGAGTTTTACCAGCCCGGAAACGAAGTGCCTGACATGCTCCTGAAGGGCAGTCTCAGCTTGTTCTTTTGTCCAGACAGTGTATTGCCTAATATCACGACCAGTAGCACCATAACCAATAGTCCAAGGCTCACCACCAGTAGCGGGATCAGGATAAGCACAGCAATCGCCGTCAGGAAGCCTTCGAGCATAGCCTTCAAAGGGTTTGATGAGTACGTTGATGGCAAGCTCAATCGCTTCATTCACTTGTACTTCTCTATGCTGCGGCCAACAAACCAGAACGTAAGGATCATGGTGAAGAGTCCAAAGTCATCTTCATCCCAACATTTCACAATCACTTCATGCCACGGCGCATTGCTTTGAAACGCAAGTACAAGCGAAGCCGCCTTGACTGCCGCATACATGCCAAAGATAGCCCAAGTAATGCCTGGACGAACCAGCGCTGAGATGCCAGCCACAAACCAACCTGCTGCTTGAGCCGTTTGACTCTGTTCTTCAAAGGCCGCTTTGATGGTGTCAAGTTGCTGAACACTGTAGTCCACATACTTTTCCTCCATCTTAAAAGTGCCGCGCATCTTCTCAAGATCGGTCTGCAACTGAAACATGTTCAGCTCATGCTGACGTTCATTCTTTTTATCGAGGAACTTCAACACCTCTGGTGCTAGCCTGAACAACCCACCAAAGATACTGCCAAGCAAACCACCTGATAGCAGGTCAAACATTACTTGTTCAGAATTTGGTCAATGCGTGTATGCGCTTTATCGGCTGTCATGTGTAAATGCTCAACCTTAGCCTTGAGTTCTGCTAAATCTGAACGAATAGCCACATAAGCACCAAACGCTCCAGCAGCAGCACCAATCAGGGCTTGTATGACTACTGACATTGACACTTCCATGTTATGACTTCCCGTTGCCTGGCGTAAAGTAAGCCTCTGCCGTACCTGATTCAGCAATGATAGCCACATACAAAGGAACAGTTGGGCTACATTGGCCTGGTATCGTGTACGTTCTGATGTCGTCTTGAATGCTGACTAAAGCATACTGAGCCGTTGCGCTTGGCGCGGCTACAGTCACAGCAGGATCGGTTGTTGACATCCTAAAATACACTGGGGCACCCGCACCAGAAGGAGCGTGATTAGCTACCAGTAATTGGTTGCAAATCGTGTCTGGTGTAATCGTTACTACTTGCGAGGTGGTTGTTGCGGAACCTTGATAGGTCTTGCCACCAGGCTCAAAAGGATTAACGGCTGCCATTCTTGTTCCCCCATTGCTGCGCCGCAGTCATGGTGCCATAGCATGGCGCACCATTAGTGAACTTAGGTTGGAAGTTAGGGTTGACCTGCTTGGTCGTGCCTTGGCTAGGCTTTAGCACCACCTGTTTGCTCACCACTTTCGTCATCGTCATCATGCTTTGTTTCCTTCATTAAGGATGGTAAAAACACTGTGATGGCAAAGATAAGCAATGCGGCGATCCGCTCATAACTCGGCCCCCACATTGTCCAGCAAGCTAAGGCAAAAGTCATCGACAACGCCAAGATTGTCAACACCCTCGCCACCACTAACTTCAAACTAATGCGTACTACCTTCAATAGAAGATTCGAATCCATGTTCAGCCTCATGGGGTTAATTAAGGTTATCTAGTCTACCTTAACTATCTTCATCTTCGTCTTCATCCATGAAACCTCTTCCCCAGTCAGCATCACTAGCTTTCAGGCGAATGGCTTCTAACTTCAATGCTCGATCAATAATCTTTGACTTGTCAGTAAGGCTTGCTTCAGGGTCTGCCATGACTTCAGCCAAGAGTTTGCTTATTGCAGCCTCTAAGTCAGGGTTTATGCCCGATTGCTTACGCTTCACCGCATCATGCGACGCTTGGGCTGGCGCTCAGGCATCTTGTTCATAGGCTGGCGACCTAACGCACGTTGTGCTGCAAGCGAACCTGCAACCTCATTGCGCCCTGCTTCAGCGGCCTGCGCTTCCTGACGCTTCATCTCTTTATTACCTTCAGCTTTCATCATGCCATCGTAGTTCATCGCATACCTCTCTTGGTTTTACGCGCTGTGGAATAGGCTATGGCCGCAGCCTGCTTGACTGCAGCTCTCTTGCTAGCAGGACGGCTTGTGCCAATCTTGCCACTATCTTTGAATTTACGCACCATCTCACCGATATTGCCGGAAATAGTCTTTTGACTACTACCTTTCTTAAGGGGCATTTCCACCTCCAAGCAATGAACCAATAGGTTGCGCTGCAATGCCGCCAGCACTGCCAGCAGCGATAGCCCTGAATATGCGAGTAGCCGCCTCAACACGGCGATTAGGATCAACCACACGATTGATAACTTGCACCTGCCTGCGCAATTGATCAATCTCTCTTGGGCCTACAAGCGCAGAACCCTCGAGCGCCGGTATGACATTGCGCTCAAACACATCATTGAGTTTTTCTGGGGCGACGCGAGACAATGCCAATTCAAGAGCACTTAAAAAGTCTTGCTTAGTACGTCTATCAGTACCTAAGTAAGAAGCAAGCCTGCGAGTATCCTCAATGGACTTGGCGCCGGTAAGAATTGATTCAATTGTTTGGGCTGGGTTCTTGCTGCCAAGTACGCTTTGCACTGCTTGTTCAGGCGTGGCAACCGCTTCAGGCATTACAGCTTTGGCTCGCTTCTCTGCTTCACTCATGATTGCCTTGCGTTGGCTCTCAACTTCCCCCGCGCTAGCTTTGCGTTGCGCTTCGAGTTCACGAACCAAACGCTGCGCTTCGGTTTCACCTGCTTGCAATCTGCCTGCCGCTAATTTTTCTGCGCCAGCCATTGCTTGAGTCGCTTCTTTCTCGCCTGCTTTTTCAATCCTACCTGCTTCGGTAGCAGCTTTTGTCTGAACACCAGCCGCCTTTGTTTGAGCCGTTGCAGGCAACCCACCCATCTCAGTACGCAAAGCGGTTGCTAGTTTTTGCCTACGACTAGCAACAGACTCTGCGGTTCCTAGACTGCTGGCAAACGTATTAATGTCTGAACGCAATTGTGGGAAGCGCTCTAACCAACTACGGTTTGCAAACGCAAAGTCGGCAATCTGTTTACCGTTCTTTTGCTGAATTTGATCGGCAACAAATTGTCTAGCAAGTTGCTCTATTTGCTGCGTGTTACCACCAGCAAGTGCGATGGCTTCATCAACCGTATCGCGTGTCTTAAAGATTTGCGCAGGAAGGTCTGAAGCAAAGGTAGAAAACTTACTGAAATCAAAGTCTTCACGACCAGTAAGCGCTTTGCCAAACTTACTCTTGAATTGGCTAATAGGCTGGCTATCTACCTTGTACTGATCCAATGCCTTGCCAAAGCCTGGTACAAATTCTCGCTGTATGTTTTCAACAATCTCTTTGAGTTTTCCAGCCTGCTGTTGACCAATGGCATCAAAACCTTCAGCGGGGAGCCCGGCGGCACGGTCACCAAGGAATCGACGTAGATACTCCAGCGATCTAAAGCTGACCTCACGATCTACAACGCTTCCGTCTTCAGCCACTGTACGGCCAGTGATGGCGCTCTTTACTCGATTTAACTGATCGCGTATCTGAGGAAGATTGACGTTAGACATCTTGGTATCTGGATTGCGCAAGATGTCATTAATGAGTTCAACACCAGACCTAAACGCCGTAGTCTGTTTGATACGAGAGCCAGCCTTTTCTTTAGCTTCAGCCTCTGCAAATGCACCGCCCATGTTAGCGTCTGCTGCTGCTTGACGCTCAGATCGCAAGCCTTGCAACCGAGTATCAATAAGGTTTCTAGCTTCTGCTCCAATGTCAGCTACGTTTGCAGGTTGACCTACTTGACCAAGGCCACCTCTAGCCTGCGTAACACGTTGTTCTCCAGTCTGCCTTGCACGGCTAGCAACCTCACGCAACCTAGCAACACGCTGATTAGCCTCGGTAAGAATACGTTCGGCTTCTTTCTGCCCTTGATTGATGATGTCATCTGCACGTTTTTGCGCAGCCTGGCGCAACATAGGCTCTTGATTGCGAGCTTCCGCCATGATGCGATCTGCTTCGTTGCGAGCATTGATCAGCGCTAATCCAGACTGCTGTTTTTGCGCTTCTTCTAGTTTAATCATGGCTGCTTCAAACTGGCTTTGCAAACGGCCAACCTGTTGCTCTGCTGCGCCCAAGATGCTTTGTGCAGCCGAGTTGGCATCGCCTTCAGCACGTTGAAAATCTGCTTGCAGTTGCTGTTGTTTGGCGATGATGTTTTGTCTAGCTTGGTCGTACACGCGGGTTTGCGCGCCGACGTCAGTAGCTTCTCTACCGCCGCGCATCTTGGCTTGCAATCGTTGCGCCGCTGCCTGCCTGGCAATTGATTCAGCAGAACCGTTAGGCATAAGCACAGAACGCGCAGCAGTTGATGCGTCTTGCACATAGCCAGTAGGTGCTGTGCGGCCTAACATACGCCCAAGGAATCGACCTGATTCTGGTGCGACAATCTCAGCGCCAAACCTAACAGCTTCTTGCGTTGTTTTGCCGCCGCCCATTGCTTCAGTAGCTTGGGCGCCTACCTCACCAGCAGCGCCGCTAATGCCACCCATCAATCCTGAAGCTAATCTTCCACCGCGCATTACTTGACCAGCAGCAATCAACGGAGGGCCAAGAGGAGCAGTCGGAGGAAATGCTGATGCAGCGATGCCAGCGCCGGTTACAAGTTCAGGCGCAACCAAACCAACACCCGTGCCTGTCAATGCAGAGCCAACAACTTGCCTACCACGCTCCATGAGCGATGGAGGTTTAGGTTTGGAAGGCTCTTCTAGTGACGGAACGCTAGATGCAGGCAAATCATCTTTTGGCACTGAAGTGCCGCGTAATGAATTTGGAAGGTCATCTTCAGGCACAGCAGCCATTATTCGTACTCCCAATTTCCATTACGAAACACGATTGGTTTGCCAGATTTAGACGTTGACTTCTGCCCTTCTTGCGGCCCTGCTTGCGCAGGCTGCTGGACAATTGTAGGCGTTGCAGTTGCGTATGGATTGATCCTTTCCCCGGCGGCCACGCCAGTGTTCATCCCCGGCTGAACTTGTATGGCTGGCAATCCAGTAAACATCTGCCGATACACATTGATCGTGTCTTGCACACCTTTAGACATGATCTTCATTTTTTCATCAATGACTTCTGGTGTATCACCAGGTTGCGGTACTGCACCGTAATTACGCAACGCTTCAGCACCAGTCACGGCCTTGCCTGATTGATCTAGGTAATACTTATTTCGCATCCTAATGATTTTTGTCATGAACTGACGGACATCAGGATCACGTTCTGTTTGAACCGCTTGGTTAAGAATCTGACTTTGTTCTGCCGCCCATTCAAGCGGTCTTGTGCTTTGAATTTTTTGTTTCAATGCCGGGTTTTGCAAATCTTTTATCAAATCATTGATGTCTGCAACAAGCACATTGTCAGAAACAAATTTTTTGGTTACGTCAGCACCAGGTTTTAACGATCCTTGTTGCTGTTTCATTTCAGCAAGATCGCGTCTCAATTGATTTGATTGATTTGCAAGTTCACGCTGTAACTGCATACGCTCTCTTGCCATTTCAGCCTGTTGCTTCAGTTGAAGCATAGTCTGTGTAGCGCGATCAGAGCCTTCTACTGCTTTGTTAAGTGCTTCGCTAGCCTGCTTGTACATGCCTTGACGCATAGCGGCAGCAGCGACACTGTTTTGCGTTTCTGCTTCCAGTATCTTTAACTCGCCTTCAGCAGCCTTACGATCTGTCTGCAATAGGTTCATAGCCCTATTGAATCGTTCAAGCGTTTGCCGGTTGTTTTCCTTGATAGCCTCTACATTTTTTGTAAAGACATCGAGTTCACGTTTGTAAACATCTTGCCTACCTTGCCTAAATCCTTCTACAGCGCCGTTAAGCGCTGCCATAGCAGCCATCCCTGACCGCTTGCTAGCACCACCAGTAAGGAAGCCAGCAACAATGCTAAGACCAA